GGATTTAACTAATAAAGAACAAGTAATACCTCTAAAATATATTAAATCACATGCTGAATTAAGTTTTATGTCAGCAAATGAAAGAGCTAGTTATCAAGCGGAACTTGAAGATTATAATATAAAAGTTAATACTAATTGTGGTGATCAATCTAATACTGTATATCAGCGTAGTTCAACAGGTGGACCAAGTTTGGGAAATAAGTGTAAATCACAAAGTGTTTCTCCGATGAGACAATGGGGTGCAACTCAAAGACAGGCTACTAGTAGTATGAAACAATATTATAAACAAAATATTACAACATTAAAAAAACATAGAAAGGGTGATATAGATTATAGATTTAGTGCTGAATTTGCATCTAGAATAGAGGCAGCTTTAGATTATATGCAACAAAATGAGCCAGATTTATATGATAGATTTCAATTTACAGATGGTTTTCGTGAAGAAAATAGATATGGAGCCTCTGATTCTATGCATAAATATGGAGCAGCTTTTGATTTTAATTATAGTTCTTACGATTGTAATGAAAGAGAAAAGGTTTATTATATATTTGCTAAATATGGTATAGCATGCCCTTTAAATACCTGGAATGGTCAAGATGAGGGAATGCATATGGAACCAGCAGCTACATACTATAATGGGGTATATAGAGCTATAGTAACAGAAGAAGATGAAATATTACCTGGTTAATAGCATTTTTAGGAAATAAAATTAATTCTAAGGTGAGTTAGATGTCTTATACATATGAATATACGTATCCAAAAAATAGAGAAGCAGCTGGTTATAGTGGACCAGTACCCATACTTATTGATACTAATAACTATATTCCTGGTTTGATGGAGATAAATGATCATCGTAATTTGATACGAGCTTCTTTACAGAGAATACTGGGAACGTCTAAAGGTGAGAGAGTTATGCAACCAGAATTCGGGCATAATTTAAAACAAATATTGTTTGAGCCTTTAGACGAAATTATAATTGAAGATTTGAAGAGAGAAATATATAGTATTATTAGTACACAAGAACCTAGAATTGCAGTAAAAGATGTAAATTTTGAGATAGATTATGATAATCACACTATTGCTATAGCTGTATCGTTTTATTATAAAAGAAGTGGAATTGAAGATTATTTTAACTTTTATATTAGAGGTTAAGAGGTATATAGAATAATGAATAATTTGAATTTGATAGATATTGAAAGATTACCAATTGATTTTGAAGAAATAGTAGAATTACTTAAAAATAGAGTTCAGGCTAGATTACCTAATAGATGGACTGACTTTTTAGCTAGTAATTTTGGTGTTGAATTATTGGAAGCTTTTGCTTATGAAGCAACTCTTATGAATTACTATTTAAATATGAGTGTTAATGAATGTTTCTTACCTACAGCTAAAACAAGGACTGGCGTTTATTCTTTAGCAAAAACTATAGGTTATAGTCCCAATCCTCCGAGTCAGTCTGTTGTAACTTTAAAATTTTATTTAGATAGCCCCCATCCTAAAAATATAATCATTCCTAAATATACTATAGTTACTTCAAAGAATAATATTCCATTTTATACTAGTGAAAATAAAGTACTCTATAGTGGAGAAACTAATGTTGAAGTTAGAGCAAAATCTGGAACTTTAGTTGAAGAGTCTTTAATTTCTACAGGTGAACCAAGAAGAAGATATAGATTAAGACAATTTCCTGTTAATTCTATAGAATTATTGACAGTAAATGATGAGTTATATACTGAAGTAGATTTTATTGACACTTTAGGACAAAATAATTATTTTATGGTTGATTACGATGATGAATTTAATGCATATATATCTTTTGGTGATGGTAATTATGGCATAAATCCAATGAAGAATTTAATTATTAATGTATTATATGTTGTTGGAGCAAATTTAAATCATAATGTTATGCCTTTTCAAATTACAACTATAAATAATCTAATTTTTGATTCTGAAAATAATATTGTATCAAATATTAAAGTAGTAAACGAACAAAATGCTGTTGGGGCATCTGATGCTGAGTCTATAAATGAAGTAAAGAGAAATGCTCCTAGTATATATAGAACTCAAAATCGATGTGTAACAAGACAAGATTTTGAAGATCTTACTCTTATGATACCAGGAGTAGAAAAAGTTTCGGTTATTGATAATTCTATGCTAGAAGAAATAGGAATATTTGGTGTTAAAGTATGTGTTATTCCGAAAAATCAAAAGTATCCAACTGAGGTATTTAAAAGTTATATTAAAGATTATTTAGAAGATAAAAAAATTGTAGCTACTCAAGTCGATGTTATAGATCCGACATTTATACCATATGATGTTAATATAAATGTAAGTATTAATTCAAATATATCGTCATCAGTTGTTTCAAACAAAATACGAGAAGTTGTTAATAATTATTTAAGTTATAAGAATCGTGATTTTGGAGAAGAAGTTTCAAAACAGGAATTATATAGATTAATTTCAAATATTTCAGAAATTAATACTATTCATAATTTAGCTATCGATGAGAATCGTTCAATATATATAACAGAAGTACCGTCTTCTAATAGAATAAAATTTGTTGATAATATTAATATGTTAAAAACTGGTGCTGTAATTAATATATTAAATTTAAATAAAGAATTAGCTTTAACTACAAAAATAATTGATATTAATGAAGAATTAAGTGAAGCTACTATTGATAATGTAATTACTGATGATATGAATATAAGATACGGTAGTTTAATATATCCGATGTTGGAAACTAGTATAGATCATACCTATGGAGAAAAAGAAATTTCTTTTAAAGTAAGTTATTTAGAGGGTGGAGAACAAATAGACTATACATTGATGAATCTCTCTAATGCTACTATTTATTTTAGTGACTTGCCAAATAAGTATTATAAAGTTTTATTTAAAATTAATAATAAATTATATTTAAGTGAACCTATCGATCGAGATATTCCCAGCAATACGAAAATAGTTATAGTAAATAAGAAATATGTACCTACACTTAAAACAAGTGTTCCAAGAGGTTCAGATACATTGCTCTTTACTGACTATCCAAGATTTTCTAAAGGTACAAAACTAATTAAAAACGCAATGATTTCTTTTATTCCTGATACTATTACCATGGTAAAGAGCGGTGCAATTGTAGATTATATAGGAACAGCTATCGATTTAAATTATTTAACAAAAGTGAACGATATTTATGTTGATAAAAATAGGGCATTTATAAAAGATTTAGATTATAAATTAGTTGATGGTGGAAAAGTTATAGAATGGACAACAGTAGGAAGGACAAAAATAACACCTAATACAAAGTTCTATGTTGATATCATTAGAAAAGTTATTAATATATCTGATACTGATATTATTTATTATGTTAAAAATATAGATAAGAAAAAAGCTATAATTGCACCTACTACAGCCGTTAAAATGGATGAATTAACAACATTTGACTATATAACTGAGACTTATGTGCTATTACCTAATGAAATTGCCGATGTCGGTAATGTTAATATTACTGTTATATAGTTATTAGGAGCTAAAGATAATGACGTTTTTATATTCTGTATTACCAGAATATACGAGAAATAGTGATATTTTAACAGATAATAATACTAAAGGTAGAGTAAAATCTTTAGAAGAATTTATAAGTATTATTGATGAAGAAATATTTGATATTATATCAGATTCGATAAAAGAGATATTAACGTTTAGTTCTGTTTATAAAATAAATGACGAATATTTACCTTATTTGAGCTACTTGTTAGGTTATAAATGGAATTATAATTTAGATATCGGTATACAGAGAAATTTATTGGCTAATATATTGAGGTTATACAAGAGAAAGGGAACTAAATTTTCGTTTAATTTTAGCTTATACAATATAGATCCTTCGATATCTTTATATGAGCCATATAAAGATATATTTATATTAAATAAATCTGGTTTTGACGAGTTTGATAGCGAGAGTTATCCAAGTTTTATTTTAAAAACACCAGTACGTGTAGCTACTACAGAAAATGTGATATTATTTGGAATACATGTGGTAGATGGTATAAAGGTTAAAATTGATGACAGAGTATTAGTTAAAAATCAGAATAATTTAACAGAAAATGGTGTATATATTGTTAAAGAGAATAATTGGATTAGAGCAGAAGATAGTGATACAGAATCAGAGTTATTATATTCTTTATATTATGTAGAAGAAGGTTTAATTAATAGAAATAAAGGTTGGATTTGTACACAAGCGAATTTAACTAATGGTATATTATTTGAGAGATTTAAATTTAAAGGAACAAAGATATATCATTTATCTAGTAGAAATTATTATTCTTGGGGAATATTAGTATTAAGATTAAGTAATTTACGTCCTGAAACACATGAATTATTGTCAATGGTTAAACCTGCGGGCTGGAAGGTTATAATAGAATTACAACATAATTTATATTACAATCAACATTTAAAAATAGAAGATACAATAAGAAATAATTATATTAATACAATAAATTTATCTGAATTGAATTATGAAATAGATAAAGATTATTACAATAATTTTATAAATTCTATTCAATATTATAATTTTGACACATTTTATAATATCATTTTTATGGGTAATATATTTGATTTAAATGGTAATTATTTTGATATTATATTTAATGGTATAACATTAGAAGATATAGGTTTCTATAATTTATATTACGAAAGTGAAGATAATAATTATACATTATTAAGATATCCAACACATTATTCATATCAATCAAATACCCGCCCAAGTTGGTGGTAAATTAGCTATAATTTGAACTATGATTTTTATGATATACGTTGAGTTTGATATATCAAATAATTACATATAATGTTATATCCAAAAATATTTTTTTATTTTTTTAGTTTAAAATTAATTATAATATAGTAATTTTGGAGGAATTTTTAATGGTTGCAAATATATCTCCAGCGATATCGCCGTATATTGCTAGAACAAAAAAAGCTATAGAATTCTTTGAAGCAAATGAGAATAAAGCATTACAGACCGGATTAATGATGTGTATTGCAGGTGGACCTGGCAATGAAACAGAATGGTCTGGTGGAGTTCCATTACCAACTTTAGATACCACTCAATTATCTTATGTAAAGGGTTTTAAGAGGTATCATGAAATGTACTTTGTCATACCAAGCACATACGGAGCTTTGAATGTTGGAGGTATTAGTTGGCTAAAAGTAGATTTAATTGATCCACCAGATCCGGATATCTGGATGTCTAGGTATTTAAATGTGATAAATCAACAATCTAGATGGTTATTTATCAGTGCAATGTTAGGTGCTGGAGAAGCTGATACGGCGTCATATAAACAGGTGGGTTTGTATAGTAATCTTAAAGTTATAGGTGATTATAATAAAGATTTTTTTACTCCTGCTGAGATATCAAAGACAGGAACTGATATATCAAATTATAAATATGACGGAATATTAGAATTATATCAGAATACTGATAGTTTAATAACTCGATCAAGTGATACGATAGATTACTTCGCATGGGTTTTAGAATTTTAATGAGGTGGTTATATAAATGCCTTTACCAATTAATAATTTAAATATTGCTCCATACTATGATACTACAGATCAAGAATTAGAAAAAGGTTACTCTAAGTATCTAGCTGTTGAGGGACAAGTTTTACAGAATAGAGAGCTTAATGTCGCTCAAGGATTAATTCAGGGCAATATTAAGAAGATAACAGATTTAATGATAGATGACGGGTCTGTTGTTTCTGGATGTAATTTTGTAAATAATGCAGAGAATAAAACTTGTGTTTTAGAAACTGGAGAAGTATATTTTAATGGTTTATTAGTTAAAGTACCATATACTGAGTGGCCATATGATTCTGTTCCTATGGGTATGGCATATGTATGTTTAGAAATTTTACCTTATGTATATACTGAAAACGATGATGCATCATTATACGATCCAGCTGAAAATATAGAAAATTCTGGAGTTAGAGGTGGTCATAGACTTAAATATGAAGCTAGACCATTAATTAAGACTGTCGCAGAATTTGAAGCCGATGCCGAATCGAATAAAAATATAATTGCTATAATTAATCTTAAAGATAGAGATACATTTGGTCCAATTAAACCAACACCTATCTTTGGAAAAATCTATAAACAAATGGCTGAACGTACATATGATTCAAGTGGTGATTTTGTAGCAAGAGGTCTTAAAGTTTATGCTCAGGATAGTGATTATCCAGAATACAAGTATAAAGTTAAAGTAACAGAAGGACGTGCGTATGTAAAAGGATATAATTACACTTACAATAGACCCCAATATTTTTTAGAGGACTTGGCTTTAACGACTCGTTCAAATGAGGATTTACCAGAAACTAAGAGTTTTATTACTGGTGTAAGATCTTATGCATTAAATAAGAAACATATAAAAACTGTTATAGATGTTAATTCGTTTATTAAAATTTCTAATATCAATATGACAGGATTTTCTCATAATGTTTTGGCTGCATTAGCAGCTGAACCATATAAGATGGCGGTTAATAGAATATCTATATCAA